CGTTCATTCGCGGGGTCAGGTGGTAAACGGCAGCGTCCAAGTTCGAATTTTCGACAAACACGAAGGCGCGCTCGGGGGCGTCGTTTTGCGCCCATCCAATGAACGACACGGTGTCATGGAACACGATAAACCGCAACGGCTCGTCGGCATCCGACGGGTCGAATATCGCGGCGGCAAATCCGTTTTCGCGGAATGCGGGGTCAAGTCCGATCAAGATCATTTGCGGCGGGGTTTGACGGTTAATAAATGTTGGCGCCAATTTTTTCGAGATACTTTTCCAAGCGCAGTATCAATTGTTCGCGGCGCTTTTGGTCATATTCTTTCTCGGCAAAATAAGCGCTTTTAGCCTCTTTAATAGTGCACCTCATCCGTTTTGCGCGCTCTGAAAAGTCAGTTGGATCTGGCACATTATTCAGCTGGCGGAGGTGATCAATGCACTCTCGGGTTATCTGTTCGGTCATTTGCGGCGGGGTTTAGGCAATGGTGGAACATACGGCTTGGTCATCTCCTCCAAGTCGCGCTCGAGCATCGCAATAATGCGGTTTGTTCGTTCGCGGGCGGCTTTTCGAGCCTCGCGGTACAAGTCCGTTGCGCGGGAAATATCGCATCCCATGTGCGCGGCGTGGTATTCGAGCTCCTCGGCCGTCGGCGTGGGCGGTTCGGGTTGGTTGCGCAGCTGTTCGATGCGTTCGCGCAGGTATCGTTCACGGTCAGTCATCAGAAAGGCAGTTCATCGGGGTCAAGAGGTGCGGCGGCGTGCTTGGTGACGGTCGTGGATGCTTTGGGCGTGGGAGGCACCAGCGCGGAATCGGGTGGCGTTGGCACGGGCGTAACGGTCATTTTTTCGGGCCAATCCACGACATCGATCTGGTTTACGCGGAACTCGTGGGCCCAGCGCTTTTCGCCGTTGACTTCGTACGAGCGGCTTTCATAGCGCGCTGTAATCAGGACGCGTTGCCCTTTGCCGAGGTGCTTCTGGGTAAACTCGGCTTGTTTGTCCCATGCGATACAGGTGACCCACTGGGTTCCCTCCTGCTTTTGTCCCGACTTGTCGGTGTACGGCATGCTCACGGCCAGCGAAAAGCGGGCAACGGTGGAGCCCGTTGGCAGGGTTTTTACTTCGGGATCAGCGCCGAGGCGGCCGAAAAAAGTGCAAGTGTTCATAAAATGTGGATAAAATTGGGTTGAAAAATTCGGTTCAATATGCTTTGCCGTGGCGGATGGGCCGTGTGGAATTGTACGCCAGTTTTGCCGTCACGTGGGCATCGATGTCGATGTTCAGATAGCCAGACAGATCGAGCAGGCGAATGATCGCGTCGGCGATTTCGTCCTCCACCGTGTCCTTCACTTTGTTTTTGAAAAAGCCGACAAACGGGGCCATTTCCATGGCCGACATGCGGCAGGCTTGGTCCACGTCACCGTGTGCGGTCGTCCGCCCTTCTCGGTGGGCCTCCACGGCCTCGGCGATTTCGGAGACGATCAACATGCACCGGTCGGGAAAGGTGGCGGGGTGTTCGTAAAATCCGCGTTCGACGTTGCCGGCGTGGATGCGCAGGGACATTTCTGTGAGGTTCATGTGTTGGGGTTTAAAATTGGGTTAAGAAAATTTAATTCTTGCACATAAAAATCTACTGATAGCGGATTTCTTCAAACTCTTGTGGTGTATAAATAGCTTTAACGTCAAGAGATGGTATATAAGAAGTTTTACCACCCCAAACAACTCTAAGCTTACGACCGTTCTCTGTAATAAGTGTAGCCGTTGTCGCATTTGTTATTTTTTCATAAGTATTGTTGTTAAGTTTTATCCAACAACCGATATACGATTTTAAAGGTTTTTTAAGTTCAGACCTGTTCATACAAATAAATTTTATGGGTACAAAATATTTTTTGAAATCATGATTTTAAAGATCGTCAAAAGCCTTTTTGTTCATAAGCTCCAAAAGGCTTGGAAAGGCCGCAATGTTTGGTAGGCGGTAGCTCATAGGTCAAAATTGATTAAGGAAATAATCGAGGTTCAAAGCTATCAATTCGTGGGCATATTCCGCCTGAAATGCCCGCTCATAGTCCGTTGCGTTGAAGTCCATAGCACTCCCGATCGATACAAAGCCCTGCCGACCGCGTTGCTGGCGGTATTGGTACTCCTCAACACGGGCTTGGCTTTCTGCCTTTTTGCGGAGGCTATCTTTTGCCTCATCCGAAATGTCTTTGATCGCCCCAGCCTGCAAGTGCGGTTGAATGTAGTCCATGTAATACCACTTCTTGTTCGGCTTCTTGTTGAAGTTCCGCGCATAGTTGCGGATGCCCTCGCGACAGGCTTCCATGTCGGCCTCGGTGAGGATAACATAGCCACGTTGGTTTTCGGCCTTCTTCTTTTGATTTTCGATCGCGATGTAGGCGCTGATCAAGTCGCCCCGCTTTTGCGTTTCGTACGCCGACAAAATCTTTCCGATTAGCTGGGGCGTCAACGGGGCATCCAAAGAAACGTCCGTCAATCGCCCGCTGGCGGCCTGCTCGATCGCTTTTACGACCTCGGACTTGGAAAGTTTGCCGTGAGCTTCGCAGACAACCGAAATAATGCCCGCTTGCATCGCGTTGCTCATCTGGTTGTGCGGAAAATACGTTTCGTGCATCCACTTGCACATTTTGTCGCGTGCGGCTTGGTCCATCGCGCGGCAACGTTTGTCCTGAAACGTGCTTTCGATGTACGCGAGTGCAAGTTCGACGGACTGGCCCGCACGCTGGGCGATTTTAGCCGCGTGGATGCGGTTTTCATCGTTGTAATTTACGAGGTTCGGCATGGTTAAAATGGTAATTGGTTAGGATCTGGTGGTGTGTAATTCGCATATCGCCATTCACGTCGAGCTTCTTTCAAATGGTTTTGCAACTCTGAATCGCTAAGGGATGCAAGGTAATATTTAGAAGCAAGTTGAGGCGGTAAAAACTTTTCGATACCTGGGTGGGCGTTAAGCTGTTCGTATATCATGTTCAATTTTCGCTCGTCTTTGCGGTCAAAATAATCGCCAAAATGCTGGCCGTTTGGCATAATAAGACGCATTGTGTTATCTTCGGCGGCCAAAGCAGTCGTATTTGCACGCGGCGTATTTTGCTGATTTTTAGCACTATTTGCCTCGTCCAAATAGCGCGAAAATTTGCTGGGCCGACATAAGGTTTCGGGGTTAAGACTGTCCCTCATGTGCGGATCGTTTGCCCATCGGGACGTTTTGTAGTCGATTACCAAGCGAATGTCGTCCTCAGTGCCTTCTTTCGAGCGGAGCACGCGGGCGATGTTGTTGATGTTGGCGGCCACCGGGCGAAAATTTCGACCCGCCACGGCGTTAAGGTGTTCGATCAACCGCACGGCGGCGGCTTCAATCTCGGCTTTTTTGGCGGCGGCCTTGTCGGTTTTCGGTTTTTCGGCGGGCAACTGGTCGGTTTTTCCGACGGGTTCGGCCATTTCGAGGGGCTGCTCGGTATGGTTTTTGGCCGTATTTGCCGCTTTATTTGCCCGTGGCGCGGTTTTCTTTGGCGCAGCGGGTGTTTGGGCGGGCTGGGCTGCAAACGCGGCGCAGATGGCCTCTAATTGCTCGATCGATTGCACGAGTTGATAGTGGCGGGTGTTGTTTTGACCGCGCTTATCAATCATTAGCAAGCCAGCGTTTGCCAAAACATCGATGCTCCGCTCCAATGGTTTTCGAGTCATGCCCGTAACTTCGATCAATTTGGGTTGGCCGATGTAAAACCAGCCGTCGGTTTTTTTGGCCGAGTAGCGTTTTGCGATTTGGGACAGGTGAGCAAACAACACCGCAGCATCGCAGCCGAACGTCCGTTGAACCGTAAAGTTCAGCGGGCCCCAGTTTCCAGCGGTAAGTTCCTCGGGGTACATAAAAAAGAACGGGGCCAACGCTGCTACACGAAGGCCCCGGGTCTTGGGGAAACCAAAACGTGCGATAGGTAGCAGGCAATCGCACGCCGTTTGAATGACACAAAGATAAACCGACCTTTTCGATTTTGGTTCACAAGAGCAAAATTTTTTTCCCAAAAATCTTCGCGTGCACGCGATATGTATTTCACTTCTGTATTTCTCTATTCTGTAATATCTATTCTGTATTTCTCTATTCTGTATTGTATTGGGTCAGCACCTTTTGGGCGTACCGCTCCGCACCATTTGGGCCGACCGCTCTGCACCTTTTGGGCGTAGCGGTCAGCACCATTTGGACATACGGTCCGCACCTTTTGGGCATACCGCTTTGCCCCTTTTGGGCGTACCACCACCAACAAAAAACGCCGACCGTGCGGCCAGCGTTCCTGAAAAAGAAAATCAAAAGCATGTCTCTAAAACCTTGCTTGTTATGCGTCGGGCAAAGATAAAAAAAACGGCCACCGTTCGGCGACCGTTCGCGACTTTTACCTGATACTACATCAAACCCTAAATTACCTTTTCACTTGTGAAGCGGCGCAAAGGTATAAAAAAACCTCAGCTACCATGCGGCAACCGAGGTCCGATTTGCATACTCATTTCACCTAATCTATGAAGCGGTCGGCGTACGGGGCCAACCACTCTTGTGCGAGCTCGTCGAGGCGCTGAACACGGTCGTAGATCGAAGCGATCGCCACATCGTCGCGCTGCACTTCAAAAACTTTGAGGCGCATATACTCAGGGACGTCCGGGTAAGTCAACTGGCGGCGGACGGCTTCGATGCACCAATCCGAACCAGCGGTCACTTGGTAGGATAGTTTTCGGGCTTCATCCGCAATAATCGCCTCGGGCGCGTCCATGAGGCAGTACACCACAGCCGCCGACGTGCACTCGGTGAGGGCCATATAGCCCTGCAATTGCCACCAATACGCTTTCTCGGGCAACTCGGTTTCGAGCAGCGGGAAGGACGCGAACGACCATGGCGACTTGATGTCATAGACCTTTTCGGCCTTGATGACGTCGGGCGTGCCGCTAATGTGGTCGTTAAAAAAGTGCGTTTCGTTTTTGAACCAAAGGCCCTCGGGGTCAAGTTGGGACTGCGCAAAGTCGATTGCGGCCTGCTCAACTTCGGAGCCTTTGCGCATGGCAGCAGTTTGGAATTGTTTGGAGCGGCCGAACAGTTGCTCCAGCGTCCACTCACGGAGGTAGGTTTTGGCGGTGGCCGAGAGCGATTCGGACTTGGAACGCGGTTCGGTCATGATTTGGCCAATAGCGGAGCAGCGAATTTTGAAAGTTGGGATCATGGGAGTTGAAATTAGGAGGTTGAAAATTTGGATTGATGTTTGGATCGAATGGTTACGGAACGTGCTCCTGATACGCGTTCACGGCGTCAATGATCGCCAGCTGCACGTCTTCAGATATATCGAACTTGGAGCGGGCTTGCTCCAAAGTAGCTTGGTTTTTGGCCAGCGCTTTGACGACCTGGGCGAACTTCTCGGTGCCGACTTGCAAAACAGGCTTGCCCGGTGCGGCAGGAATGCCCGTGGCTATTTCGCGGGCGATCTCGATTTCAGCCTCATCGATTATGCCATTGGTCACTTCGGGGAATGCCATGCGCAGGGCGTGGGCCTCAGCCACCTTGGAAATCATCTGCATGGGCATGGCCGACCATTGGCCGCGACCTTTGTTGAACTCGGCCGTGACGACCGTCACCGTGAACGGGCAGCGGTTGCCTTTGACCAAGCGATACACGGTCGCCGTGGCCGTGATGGGCATGGTTCCACGGGCAAAACAGGCGGCCGTCTTGTGGCTGCCGTCGGGCATAAGGTCGAACTTGATCGGGTCGAACCCAGCAAAGTCGCCAGTCCGGGACGCGATCTTGCGCAGGCCGTCTTTGCGCACGTACGGGGCGTATTTGCCGCCGCCCAGCGGAATCAATTCGATTTCTTTGAGGCGCGGATCCAAGCCGATCGAGCGGCAAACGCCGGCGAAGATCGCCACTTGTGCGGGCGGGCAGTCGGCAGGAATGATGCCAGCGGCGGCCAGCTCCGCTATTTCGGCCGTGGTGAGGCGGTTTGCCTCGGCTGTTACAATGTTGCTCATGGTGAAAATGGATTGATTAAGGGTTGACAAAATTAAGATCGCAGGGGGCACCGCTGGCGGCGAAATCGTGAACGCCGAGAACGTTGGCGAACGAGATCGAATGGAACACGGCGGTGGAAAGGCTGTGATCTTGCTTTGGGAAAAGCACGTAAGCCACGATCATGTTTCGGCCGACCACCATCCGCCCTTTGATGATTTCCACGGCGGCTACTCGGCGGATGTCGCTGCGAATGATTGCTTCCTCCAACCGTTCGGCCCAATTGGTCTTGTTGTTGGCCAGAATGTGAAAGGAAAAGCAGATGTGGCTGGGTTGGCCGTCGGGGCCAATGTACTTGGAAATGTCCATAAGTGTAAGGGTAAAATGTGAGGTAAAATGGTTGCTTCGTTATTAGAACACAAATGTAATATAATCGTTCGCACAGTTACAAATTTTTTTACAAATTTTTTTTGCACAAAAAAGGCCGCCCAATGTGGACGGCCTTTTGTTCAGTGCTTTATTTGTCAAGAAGCCTCAAAGAATGTACACATAGCCAGCCCAAAAAGCACGGCCCTGTTTCTTGTTTTCGCGGAAAAACCGATGGTCAAAGGTGGCGGTGTCGGACTGGTGAATGCGGATTGAGGTCTTGCAATCGCATTCCGAGCGGTCGCGCGGATCTTCTCCCGTCGTAACGCACGGAATAAACATGGTGGGCGGTTTTCCATTTCCGCAGGAGGTGAGAGCAGCAGTAGCCGCAATGGTGAGGGCGAAAAGTACTTTTTTCATGTGAGTAAAAATTAGGGGTGAAAAAATCAATCGGTTACGATTTTGGGCAGCCATACGGCCCGGCGCTGACGCTTGCATTGTTCAAAATACTCGTCGTAAAAACCCGCCGTGTCCTCGGGGTTATGATAGGCCCAGTCTCGGCACATGCAGATAGCCGTGTCATTTTGCCATTTTATGAAGATGCAGGGCACGTACACGGTCCGCTCGGGCATTTGGCGGGACATAGAGCAGGCGCCGAAAAAACAAAGCAGCAGAGGGCAAATTAGGCGCTTCATTCGATCGGGTCTTTTGGTTCTGAAATCCATGCGGAAATGGCCAACACGAGGCCGAGCAGGGCGATAAGGGTTACGATTTGAGACATTGCAGAGCGGTTTGCGCCGACGGGGTCAGCATGTGGAACAATACACGTTCGTAATGATCTTGGCACGCCTGCATTGCGGCGTTTTGGCCGTCCAATTGCGCGGCCGTGTGCACGGTTGTGCGGAGGCCGAACTCGTTGATGAACTCGCCGACATACTCCATTTGGCGGCGGCAGAAGTACACGTTGTAGTTGCCGAAGTGCGTTTGGGCAAAGCCGTCTTTGAAAGACAAGCCTTTGAAGATTTTAGCGTTGATCATGGGTTGGTGGTTTGTGCCGGCCACGGACGGCCAGCGGATTTGTAGAGGTAATTGCGGGCGCCCGGGTAGAACACCCGAACTTTGCGGCCACGTTTGCCGTACTGCGGCGCCCATGCCCAAAAGTAGGCGGGAATACGGCCACTGGCAGCGGCTTTTTGTAGCACCCGAGGCGACACGTTCCATAGCCGGGCCGCCTCCGAGGTTGTGTAAGTGGTCATAGTCAAAAAGGCAAATCATCCATAAAGCAGGACGTGGAGGTCAAGTCAACGTCGGCGGGCGGCGTGAATGCCTCAACGTGTTCGGGCACCATATTATAGCGACACATCACATATCCGATATAAGCCATGTGAGATGCAATTGTTTGGTAACTGTCGTTTGAAATACCGACAACAATGGACACATTTTGATAGGCTTTTACGTCAAGTACATAGGCCGTGTAAGCAATGCGGTTGGATGTGCGCACGTCGGCAAGCATAGGCAAAATATCTTTGATTAGCTTGTCGCACGTGGCGAAAATGCGGAAAAATTGGTAGTCTGAAACTTGCATGGTAAAAGGGTTGAGATGAACAATTAGGCATTAAAGTGACGCAAAGATAAAATAACTGTTCGCACACTTCCAAATTTTTTGTAAAAAAAATTTATCCGAATTCCCAGGCGTTGGCGTAATCGACGTTTTTAAAGGCATTTGCGATGCCGAGTTGCTGTTTTAGGCGGATCAATTCCTCCGCTTCCATCCCCAAATTATTGGCGATTTCGCTATCGGTAAGGCCCAAACCTTCCAATTTTACCACCAAGTCAGACATTTTTTCGACCTGGTGCAGGCCCTTGATCCTATTCATCAGTACGGTCAACTGGATTGCGTCGTGGTATGGCAGCTGGAGGTCAATAACGGATGCCTCCGAACTGCCGATGCGTTTCAGCGTTTCGTAGCGGTGGTAGCCGTCGATGATCCTGTACTTTTCCCGATCGGCATCCCACGTGACGATAATGGGGAACAAAAACCCGTACTTTCGGATGCAGTCTTCAAGCAGGCGCATCTCCTCGCGGGGCATACGGTTGGGGTTGTAATCGTTGGCGAACAATTGTTCGATGGGCACCACCTTAGGGGTGCGGAAATTCACAAAATTTGCATCCATTTGGCTTTGATTTGAAGGGTTTTTTCGGATTTTTTGGTGTCGAATGATTTAGAATTTTCCCAGTCGTTGACCAGCAGCTGCCCAACTTGCGCTTTGCACGTGCGTTCGTCGGTGTCCTGTTTGGCGAAGCGTCGGGCGAAAGCCTCGCGATGATCGGGTGACGGGATATTTTCGAGCAGGAAGTCGCGAAACTCCCGCCAGCTGGCGTAGTGCTTGGGCAGCGTTTTGTTGCTGAATATCAGCTTTTCGCTGGCGTATCGGCTGGCAGTGGCAATGCCGGATATGCGCTGGCACAAGCGGTCGTACGTCTCGGGCTCAAATTTCGGCAGGTCGATCAGGCACTTGTATGCTTTCTCGTGGATCAAGTTTGAGACCCGCATTTTGTACACGGAATAGCCCGACCAAAACATGAGGTCATAGAGCTTGTTGTACGGCAGGTTGTAGTCATAAATAAACCGCCAAACGCTATTCCAAGTCCAGTCGTAGATCGGATAGAAGCGAGCAGCACCCGAAGGTCCGACCGTGGACCAGCGCAGGCCACCGTAGCCGGCGTGTTTGGTGACGGCCCGGTATCGAGTAATGCTCTCCTCGGCCCGCAGGCCGACCAAGTAAGCCGCGTTCGGGTTCTGCTTTTCGATATATGGGAAAAAATCGTAGAAACGATCCGGGTATTCCCCTTCGATTTTCTTAATGGCCACGCTAGCCTTAGGTCTCATCCAGTCTTGGCCCTCGCCCCACGCGTGCAAAAAGTAGTCCGAGTAACTCGTAGCGTTGGTCATATAGATGGGAACTTGGTACCATTTGGGCACGATCAGCGGGTGGCGCATCTGCTCACGCACCAAGTCGACCGTTGCTTGGTATTCGGCTTCTTGGTCAAGGAAAAACACGTTGATTTTTCGGTTGCGGCGCTCGGCCTCCTGCACGGCCAGTGCAAGCATTACGGTGCTGTCTTTGCCTCCGGAGATGCTGACGTTGATTTCCTCGAAGTTGTCAAAGATGTAAGCCATTCGCTCGCGGGCGGCGTCAAGCACGGATTTTTCAAGGTATGTGCGCTTCATAGGGCGGCGTTGTAAATGGCCTGCCGCCGCTGGCATTCCTCGGCGACAAAGCGGTAAATCCCAAAATCGGGCAGGGCAATGTGAGCGCTGGATAGGTAGGTGTCAAAGCCTATTTGAATGCCAATGGCCTTGTTCAGCTCGCGGAGCATCGTGGCCACAATCAACTTTGGCGTGTCATGCTTTTCGAAAGCAAAGTCTTTGACCCGATTGTAGAGGTCGGCCAGTTGCGTGTCGGGCTCCTTAAATTCGAACGAGGTGTTGAGCGGAACGAGGTCGGAAACCGTGTGCCTTTTGTTGGCCAGCACGCCGTTCGGGTCGATTATGCTCTCGGCCTTGTTGCGAAGAAACCAATGCTGCCAGTCGGTTTCCACGGCATAGGAGTAGTTAACTCCCAGCCATTCGCCGAACGCGAGCGAATAATGGAACCACAACCGCCACGGTTCGCCGACGAAAGGGGCCGTGTCGATGCTCATCTTGCGAATGTGGGAAGTCATCGTTTGCAGGTACTCGAATACCATTTCCGTGCGTATGGACGGCACAAAAATGCGGTTGGTGCCCACCATAATGATATGGGTTGGCTGATAATCGATGTAGCTGACTTTGTATCGCTCAAAGTCAACGAACGTAGCACCTGGGACCGATGGCAGCGCGTACCCATCGCGGTAAATAATCAAGGTTTGACCGGCCAAAAACTCCTCAGGTATTGCGGCATTGGCCGTGTTTTGTAGGAACTGGATCATAATTCTTTTTGCAGTTGTGCCTTGGAGATGCGTTTGACGTACTCCAGCAGGCTGGTTTTTGCTTCCACGTTCCTATTGATCAAGCCGTCGAGGGGCATCCGAGCGGTAAAATCGTAATAAACGCAGTCCATTTGTTGACCTGCTCGCCAGGTCCGGCGCTCGGCCTGTTCGCGTTGGGCAAAGTCCCACGTTTTGTCCCAAAAGACCGTTACGTTGTGGTCTTGCAGGTTTAGTCCAAAGGCGTGCATACCATAGCTCAACACAGTGAGGTTCGGATAGCGCTCGGCAATAGCGTCACGGCTGGCGACGTACTTCGTGAACACCAACACTTTTGTCGGATCGTTCACTTTCAGCACTTCTGCCAACCGAGTGAACTTTTCTTCGGTAACACAGTAAGACTGCTGCATTGTCTGCACCATGGACAAAAAGACGTTATTGCCCGCAGCATCCATTGTGTCTTTTGACAGCCAGTAGTCTTTGAGTTCTTTGTAGCGGTCGCGAGCTTCGTGGTCAACCGTATATTCCAGTTCGATGTATTGACGGCGACTGGACAAATCCAAATCGCATTCATATACATAGTGACCTATCTTGCTGTACAGGTGGTCAACGTTGTGGTGTTTGGTTATCCACTCCTGTTGGATCGATCGACCGCCGACATACTTGGTTTTGCGCACCCATTCGCAGTAGGTGTTTTTGAACTGAGGCAGCGACATCGATAGGATTTTGGGCGACAAGAACTCCATCTGCGCCCACAGGTCAAGGATGTTCCGCGACAAAGGGGTGCCGTTAAGTATAAGCCGATAGGATGCCAACTGGCCGAGCGACAAAATACGGCGCGTGCGCAGGGCCTGCCAATTTTTGATTTTGAGGCTTTCGTCAACCAAAACAAAAGCACGTTCGGCGCCGCTAAGCAATGCCCGGGCGTCAAGATAGCGACGGGTAGACATAGATACCGTTTCGATGCCCAAAATATGCAGGTTTGCAAGTCCTCCCCATTTTTGGATTTCGGCCGCTAAATTGTTGGCCGTGCGGCATGGCGTCAACCATAACGCCAAGTCGGCATCGGTGGACTTGACCAGCTCAATAGCCGTGCGGGTCTTTCCCGTGCCAGGCTCCATAAAAAGGGCCCCAACGCGATAGCGTTGGAGCTTTTCAATTGCTGACAGTTGGTTATCGAAGAAGGTCTGCATCGGGATCGGTTTTTTCGGGTGAAAGTTGCTTGGGGACGTGGCGCTGATAGGTCGTTTCCCGCTCAACACGCCCCGTTTTTTCCGTGTACCAGCCCACCGGGGTTTGTTGATACTGCATTCCTTCCTGCTTTTGAATGAACCAGCACGCTACCCAAATGCTCGTGTCGGTGTCTTCGTGACAGGCACTGGCGGGGACCAGTGTTTCGACGCCGTTCCAGCCCTTGAGCTTGAAACACTTTTCGGAAATGCGGATGATTTCGCGGGCCTTGACGAGAAGGCATTTTGTTTTGTCTTTCATGAGAATGTGGATTATGCTTGGTAGATAAAGTCAGCGTAACGGCCAGTGTTGCCGCAATTTTCGTGTATGCCGCGAGCGATGCAGTAGGCTTGTTTGGCCGAACACTTTTTGTACATGTACACCGACTCGGCAACCGTTTTCGCAAAGCCTTGCAAATTTTCGGATGCCTGCCGCACCAATGCGATTGCTTCTTGTTTTTTGGGCGTCATGTAGTACTGGTTGTACGCAAACACCAAGGCGTCGGCCAGCTTTTGGATCTGCTCGGCAGCGGGGGCGGCGGTAAGCGATTCGATCGTTACCACGATGCCCTGCCAAGCCTTGCGGAGGGCTTCGGAAATGTACTGGCGAACATTGCCGCCTTTGACGGTGGCGAGGGCGCGAGCGGAGGTCCAAGCATTGCGGAAAATTTGCGAGCGATTCATAATAGGTAAAATTGAGGTTGAAAAATCGTTTGGTAACTAAGGTGACACAAAGATAATTTAACTGTTCGCACACTTCCAAAATTTTTTTAAAGTTTTTTTGAAAAAGTTTTTTGCATACCTTTGTGGCATCGTTAACCAAAACCCCTAACCACATGACAACCGAACAACTCCAAGAAGCCGTCGCCGAGATCATCGAACGGCTGCCGAACCTTCACGCCACGGCGTACAAGATCAACGTGTCCCACGCGACGGTGAGGACCTACCGGAAAAGGCTGCCGAAACAAGTGACGATCTTGAACGACCTGCTCCGCACGGTCGGCAAAGAATTGGCGATCGTCAATCAGAGCGTAAACTAATGGAGCCGTACTGGTCGCTGCTGATCGTTCTGCCGTGGGTCTTTTGGAACTGCTGGCAGATCGTCACCACGGCCCCGCGCCGCCGCCGACGGCTGCCGACACCGCCCTATCGGATCGAAGAAGACAACGTTTTTTATCTCAACCCCCAAACCCCGAACACATGAAAAATTTGATCAAACCCTTGGAATGGGCATTTAATCATTTGGCGCTGACTTACAAAACGCCAGTAAATGATTTTGGAAGTCTTTATTTCATTAGTCGAATGTATGACACATGTCATTCAGCAACGCTGTATGACGAAAACGGCTGGACGGTTTGCGAGATCGGCGAGTATCGAACAGTAAAGGAAGCCAAATCCGCCTGCGAAGCGCATTATACAAAAACCGTTTTGGCCATGATCTCCCCCGAGGCCCGCGCCATTCTTGAACAACACCTCAACACCCAAATCCCCACCGCATGAAAAAGTATTACCGAGTGACGGCCTACGGCTGTTCCATGTACGGCGCCGTTGATAGCGCCTTTGTCGTCTTTTGTGCCGTTTATGGCACGTTCATTCAGTTTGTGCCTTGGCAGTTCGCCGCTGGGCTTGGTATCGCCGCCGTGGCCCTGATCGGAATGGCTATCGATTACGGATTGATGGTCGGCCTGCAAACCTTTTTCGGCCGTTATTACGACGGCGTGACGGGCACGCACAAGCGGCTGATCATGTCTTGGTCTTTCATCTTTCTGCTGCTCCAGGTCGGCGGCACAATGGGCCTCACGATCTATGGGCGGCACTACGTGACGGATGCCGTTACCAGCCCTCCAAAAATCGAACAGGCCGATCTATCCGAGGCGAACAAATTTAGCGAACTGGTGGCCGAGCAGCGGGCGCAGATTGAACGGTTAAAGTCCGCCGAGCGCAAAGAGCTGGCCGCCGCCGTGGTCAATCCCCAGCTTGAACAGATGGCCAAGGACGGGAACAACTGGGCAGCCACGGAGGTGAACAAGAAGCGCAAAGCGATTACCGACAAATACGCCGCGCAGCGGGGCACTATCGAAGCGGGCATCGCGGCTAACTTGCAGGCACAAGCCGAGGCAACGGGGCGGGCTGGGCGTCTGAAGGCCGACAAGTACAACACGGACTTTGAGCGGTACGAAACCAGCACGGCCACGCTTAACGGTTTGCAGTTGTGGTTATCGCTGGCGGCTACGTGCCTGCTGATCTTATCTTCTTTGATGTACGCATTGGAGGAGGTGTATGCCAAGGGCCAAGCGCAAACGCCCGACAAAGAAGTGTACCGTGGCGTTCACCGCTCCCCTTTCGGGATGTTCACACGACCCGTATTTACCGCTGCCGAAACCAAAGCGGCCCAAATGCAGGAGCAGCAGGCCGCCCGTGCGCAGGCCCTCAACGCCGAACGGCGCCGCCCCATCGCCCCCAACGCAACAGTCAACGTGCAGGGTTTCGATCGCCGCAACATCGAGAACGCAACACGGCCCGTAACGGCAACACCGCCGCGCCCTGTTGCGGTCGCTGAGCAACAGCCGAGCATCTCTGCCGCTACTGTTGCGGCCACGGTCGCACCGACGGAGGTGGTGTGGGAAGGTCAAGAAGCGCGCGCAACAACGCCACGTCTCTTGCCGATCGCAACACTTGGGATCTCCAAAGCGTACATACCACAGGCCGACCCATCGAAGGTTATGTATGTGGTCAACACGGCCGAGGGCGACACTGCCGAGATGTACAATATCGGAGCATTCAAAAAGCAACTGCGTACCTACTGGTCCGACCTCGAAAAGCACAACAGCGGGCAGCCGTCACGGCGCAATATCGCGACCGTCGTGAAGAACATCGAGCGCATGGAGGCGGTGCTGCACGCGGCGGGCATCCCATCGGAGAGCAAAAAACGGCTGCAGAAGGCATAAAAACGCCCATTTCCGCCACGATCGCCCAGCGGTCGGGCATTCACCCACCCAACACAAAAAAAGCCCGCAAAATGAAAGTTCATCCCGCACTGCTCAACCGACTGTACAAGCTCGGCATGCCGCCAAAAATAGCAACGGCAACGGAGGCTATCGAGTGGATCGAAGGTCGATACAAAGTGGAGTGCAAGGTGCTTCAAAGCCCCGACACGCTCCGCTTTATCAGCATCGCCAAACCGATCGGGGCGCCCATGCCCAAGATTACCGCGATGGACGCGTATTCGACGCTGTACCACGCCACGACCACCAGCCTGCGAAAAGCCGCCGACTTGGTGGAGGCCCGACTGATCGAAAAAAAATCCAAACAATACCCCAAATGACAAACAAAATCGAACTTATCGGACACTATGGTGGCGATATTACCCATGCCCAAAGCGCATGGACGTCCACATCGCGCGACTTGACGCCCGAAAAGCGGGAACGGATCCCCGAACTGCTCAAAATGCTGGCCGAAAAGGGCCACGAAACGCCGTTTGAGAAGTCAAGTCTGCACTTTTTGGTGACGGTTGATCAGGCAACGCACATCCACCTGCTTAAACATCGCATTGGGGTAAGCGTGAACGCGGAAAGCGCACGGTACAAAGAGCTGAAAGAAGATCAAAATTACCTTCCGATGGACTGGCCGGACGAATTGATTGAAAAACTGGTTTTGCATAATGGTCGGGCCGATGCGCTTTACCACCAAGCGCTGGCCGAACTCACCCCGCTGCTCGGCCGTGCGCGGGCGAAGGAAAGCGCACGATTTTTCAAGACCATGAACAGTCAGTTGACGCTCGATATTATGTTTAATTTTCGATCTTTTGTGCATTTTCAGCGCCTTCGATCAGCTCCAAACGCCCAAAAGGAGGTGCGTGACCTTGCAAACTGGATGCTTATACTGGTTAAGCGCATACCCGACAGTCCATTCGAGCATACGCTGCGAGCATTCGGATTTTGAAACGCAAAAGGGCTACCGTTCGGCAGCCCTTTTTTACTACAGTTTTCAACCCTAAATAACTCACATGATCTTAGAGAGCGGCGATGCGGTCTAATCCGCCGAACGCTGCCCAATGGTCGGCCTGCGTGTTCGGATAGCTCCAAACGGCCTGCGGCTTTTCAGGATCGTTGTCGGCGTGGATCGCCGTTGCCATAATACCGAACCGCCGAAAACCGACCTGATATAGCACACGCAAAATGTCGCGTTTTTCTTGCAAGGTCGGCGCGTGGATGTCCACCGCCCATCCGCCAAGGTGAGCACTGTTTTGCACTCCGCCCACGGCCTTGTTCCGCTCCGGCGTGCGGAAAGCACTGGTTATTTTAATAGGGCGGCCCAACCGATGTCGGGCCTCATCGAGCATGCCCACGGTCGAACATTGCATGTTTTCGCCGCTGCCCGGGGCGGTCCGATCGTCGAACTCGGACGACTTGAAATAGCGCGACGGCTTCATAGCGGCCTCCGTTTGTCTTTGCGGCGGAACAGGTTGGCTATCCACCTGCCGAGCTTTTGCAGCGGACCCAAAAGAGAAGCCGCACGGACCACCAGCTCGGCCACTTCGACCAGATCGATACGGCCGTCGGACCGCATAACTTTGATCGTCTTGATGACGTTAACCGTGCCTTCCACGATTTCCGTCACCGTCCCTTGTATCGGCTCGCCCGTGCTCGGATCCAAGCAGACCACCAGCTGGCCTATCCATGCTTTCGCTTTGGGATCCACGTGCGGGAATTGTTGTATCTGTTCCATTTTCGTTTGGGTTTGGAGCGTCAAAAAATTCAATCGAGAAACCACCGTTCGGAACCCACGACAGCCTGAATCGGCGGCGGCTGCGAAGTGCCATTCGGACGATCGAAAGGATCGCGTAAAGGCTCAGCGCCCAATTCGCGTGCCGGTCCAAAATATCGATCAGCAGAATGATTATTTGTTCCATCAACGGTCGCGGGGGTGTTGATAACGATGTAAATGGCCAAACAGATCAGCGATTGCAAAAGGTCTTTCATCGTTCGGTTTTTTCGGCGTGTTGGGGCGACCCGAAAGCCGCCCCTCTCTTCGAGATACACACACCTAATTAGCGATTACTGCGCGGGCAGAGTGGTCACGGTCAACGCACGAGGAGTGCCGCCGATCGTGACGCTGGTCACGTTGGCCTCGCCGAAGATCGTCAACAGGAAGTTGGACGGATCCGAACCAGCGGCAGCGGTGAATTTCACGCGCACGTCGGACTGGATGTAATTGAGGCTGTTGCCAGCGGTCACGATGACCTGTTGAACGGCGCCCTCATCTTGAATGTCCGTGCCGGCAGGGATGGCGATGGCGTCACCGTCGATCGTGATCGAAGTGATTTCGGCCGTGCCGCTGAGGCTGTCGATGTCGAGAACGCAGCTGTAATTGGTCTGCGCGTTGTTGAAGCCGTCGCGGTTCAAAGGCAAAGAGGCATCAACGGGGGTTGTGGAAAGATCCACGATCGTCTTGTACATACTAAAACTGTTTGGGGGTGAAGAATTGGTTTTTGAAGTCTATGTCGTCACGATGTGGAGCATTTCCGATCGTGCTGGGGAAGTCTGTTTGTTGCAGGACGCGCGGGCCTGATTTGAATGCAAAGCGGAGTTTCTTCTCGCGCATCAAAATAGTGAGCGCGTGATCGTATTGCAGGGTCATGCTATCGGCGTCCAGAGCGCGCACAATGGCCGCCACGCGGTTTTTCGGCACGTAGTAGCACTGTGTTCCCGCGAAGCCGCTGCGCTCGTGCCACTGGTCATTTATGGGCGTCGTGGTGGGCACGTCGCCCCACGTTATCCATCCGAAGAAGTAAGCGTCGTAACCAGCGGGCAGCGTGTCAAAATCAAAACGAAATCCAGGCATGGGAAGGAAATCGTCCTCAAAGATCAAAGCGCCCGTGCCGTTGAGCAATGCGTCTTTCAGCACATGCATGTGGGAGAGATAGCAGCCGAAGGCGGTTTGCCTGCGCATGCCCCGCACGCGGCTGTTCAGGGCTCCCCACTTGACACCATCGGGGCAAATCGCGGGGAAAAATCGGTATTCGAGGCAGAGCGCGTCCATCTGCGCCTCGGCCCACTGGCGCCGCTCCACATCCTTGACGCGGTTGATTACGTAAGACGTCACCATTTTCCGTCGGGGCATTCAACTTTGCCGCCGTCGAGGGCGTGCCACTCGGAGCGAAGTTTGGTTACAAAAGGGCAGCCGCACTCAGTACAGCCGTCAAATTCTACGCCGACAACCTTCACCACGCCCTTTTTCGGGCACGTTTGGCAGATCGCCAGCCGTTCCGCAAAGATGTGTTCGGGGGCCATTTTGCCGCCCAAACGAATGAAGTCGGCAAGCATCTTCTTTACCATGGCAGATCGTTGGGATGGATGTAATTATTCCCCACGATCAGGTAGGTTTGGCGCGCACGTCCGAGCATGTTGCGGCGCTCCGCTTCGGTGCATTCCGTCCACTGTTTGACGGGCAAGAACTCAGCAAAAATGCCTTCGCAACCCTCGCCAACGGCGTTGTTTTCGCGCGCAAACTGCACGGCCAGCTTCCACCATTCTTCGGCATCCGTTCGGAACTTTTCGGCCACAGCTTGCGCGCGGTCGGTAGCGGCCTGTTGGGCGTCCTGTGCGTTGATCTGCACAATGCCCCCTGGCGCTACTTTGTAGGCTATCGAGTTGCAACTTGCAGCCATGATTATGTTTGAGAGAAACGCAGCCAGCCCCTCGTCCCAAAGCAGATTATAGCAGGCCGTATCGAACTTTGGCGCCAGCGCCCAGCCGACACCGCCGTTCGGGTCGGTTGACGTGGCCAAATCGACCACCTCGTAGATCAGGCCCAAACGGCGAACAATGCCACCTTGAAAATACGTGCCCGGTGACCAGTCGATCGCACCCGAATAATCGTGCACGTCGGCCAACAACAGGGCGAAAAAGTCCCGACCGATGGAACCCGCCGCCGCTTTTCGCTCTTGCAGGTAGATCTGCTTTTGAACATCGGACGCGGAAAGGCTGTAATGGTGGGAGGCGTAATACAACACCTCACTCGATGATAGCAACGTTTGTTGGGGCATTGGTCTGTTGAGGCAAAATTTGATCGATAAGAGTTTGCACTGGGGAGCGGAAAAACAGTGTCCTGTTGGCTTGATCGGGGCGGTCGGAGGCAACGGCCAGCCCATCGAACAGGCTCTGCCAAATCCTTTGCATTTTGTCCTGTGCGGGTTTGAGCGTCAAAATATCCGTCACCCGCAACTGGTCGATCAGCAGGTTGCCGCCGAGTACTGTACGTGCTTGGATTTCGCCGTTAAGCACTGGTGTATAGCCGTGAGCGCCGTATATTTTCTCGCGTGCCATAAGGCCCGTTTCTTTGATGTAGGCGTGGTCCAGCATCGGCTCCAATCTGATCGCCTCGGGCTTGTTTACCCCGTGCGGATATTGGATTACGCCGATGCCTGCACGGTTTTGGCCCTGCATGGTCAAAGAGTTGGTGAGGGTATTCTGCACACGTGAAAGCATCGCCACCTGTTCGGCCTCCGTCATTTCTGATGTATGCATCGGATCCGGCGCCTGCGTGACAAATAGCATCGAACCGACGTACCGGTTGGCCGCTTGCCGAACCAGCGCATCGGACTGTTGGGTTTCGTAAAACATCCATGCCGTTGCGCCGAGCGTGTCGGGGGCCCCATACCAATTGGTTTTTGGCGTCTTTTCGGTAAAGTGAAATACGGTTTCCATTGTCCCGTCTTCGAACTCCTGAAAGTTGGGCACCTCCCCCCGCGTCACGGCGTACAGTTTGGGCGGATTGAAAGCCCAGTAAGATATGCTCCAAATGTCCGAGTAGTAAAGCATCGGTTCGCCGCCGTAGAACAGATCGCGGGAATAGGCGCAATTTGTATACGGCAGAACGGTCATGTATGCCCTGCGCACGCCGTTTACGTTGGCGATGCGGCACTTGACATAGGCGTTTCCGCTTTCTTTGATGGACCGCCAAATGATACGATTAAGGTCGGCCACGGTCGTTGCGTTGATGCCGAGATCGAACAGCCACTGCCCCGTTGCCTGTGTTTCCTGTGGCGTCGCCTCGCGCACTTCATCGCCAAAGCCCGCATAGTTGGAGACTCCAATCATGGCACGGTCGCCAAATGCCGCCATGGCTATGCCTTTGATGGCGCTGGAATGGCTTTCGGAGTTTTCGCCGAGGCGCTCGAAGTACCTCATCATATTGAACGCGTAGAAATCCCCGTCTTTCCACGGCGGCACGATGCCCAAATAATCGAACATCGTTTGCAGTTCCTTGGTGTCGCGGACCATCCCCGGGACTGGGTTGGGCTGCGAGGTAGCCAGTTGGAACTGTTGGGAGAATTGCGCATCCGTCCGAGGAGTGGCCCCGAAATAGGAATATGCGGAAAAATCAGGTGCGAACATGAGGCGAAATTACTAAAAAAAAGGCCCGCCCGAAACCGAGCGGGCCGTCGAAAAGGAAGGTCGGAGGTTACACCGTGAGGATAACCGAGGAGTCCACCATGAAAGCCTGCGAAACGGTGGTGGCCGTCAATTGCAGGGAAGTGATGACACCCGCGCCAGTGGTGGTGCCAAAGTTGACACCGTTGGGGGACGCGATGGTGAGCGGAACGATGGACGGACGCACGTCGTTGGCCGTGGTCGTGTCTTTGTCAAGGCCGACCACAAAGCGGTCGCCGTTGGCAGTTTCGACGATCGCGAACAGCTTGTCGCAGCAGTCCACCAAGTCCTCAATGGCTTGGCGCATCGCCACGGTAGTGCCGAGAAACATGGTGTCGATCGTGTGGGTCCAACGTGCAGGGGCCGAACGGTCGTCACGCGTCAAGACGTTCAACGTCTGCGTGGTGGCGTCAAGGCTCTCGGGGGTCAACACCGCGAAGACGTTGTAATACAGGAGCGTCAGGGCAGTGACCTGATTGTTGGCGTCGAACGTGATCGTATTGATATTTTCGACGGGCGCCACATAGACGCGAACGATCGCGCCGAACTGCTGGCATTGGGATTGGAGATCGGAAAGGACGCAGGCCATTGGTCAGGTCGTATTAGAGGGTGACGTAATGGGTGCAAGCGGCCGTCACGAGGTATTTGTCGCGGATGCCGGCGCCAACAAGGGCAGCGGCGCGCGCCTCGGTAATACCCGCCTTGGAAGGCATGTCGGCACCATAGCGGCGGATAATGAACGCGCTGTTCACAGTCTCCTCAACCGTGCGATAGCCAAAGGCGATGGTCAAGTTGCGGGCGACCGTCAACACAGCCCATTGCGGGACAATGCGCTGGCCGTTAACAAGGATGCGGTCGGCAAACTTGTCGAATGCAGGCTCTTGCAGAACGGGGATTTCCGAACCTTGACCAGTGTAGGCGAGGTAATAGATCGGAATGCCGCCGAGGTTGAGCGAACGCTCCACGAAGAAACGCGGAACAGATCCCGGGCCAGCTTCTTGGTAGTGCCAGTAGTTGTAGGCAGCTTGGCGGACGGCGCGGCTCACTAACAACACGGGGCGGAGGAAAGTGCCGTCACCGTCGCGGAGGCCCTGCGAAACGGCGTCCGTCAAAGGCGGGGGACAGTTGGCGAACAGCGTTTGGAACGCGGGCACGAGGTAATTGTAGTCCAACACACCGTTCAGATAGGTGTAGTCGGGGTTGGAAAACACAGGGGCGGTGCTGCCGTCAGTGTCGAGGTCGAGCCACGGATACTCGGAGGCACCTTCTTGCAGCTGTTGGATCAGCGATTTGCCGTCGCAAAGGGCGTACTGCTCTTGCAGGTAGGCCAGCCAGTCGGCTTGGAAGTACGGCGCATTGGCCGAATATGCACCGCCAGAAATGTCGCCCAAAGAGTTGTTGGCGATGGCCACCAACACAAGGCCGTCTTGCATAGCGCGGATGGCGATGGCAGCAATGTTTTGCAGGTAGGCGATGCCAGAGGCGGACTCGAATACCAAGGCGTTGGTCACCATTTGGTTGTACAGTTCGGAAATCGCTCCGACGCATTGCTCCAATTGCATTTCCACGCGGCAGGCCGAGATCTGCATGACGCGGGAGTTGGTGACATTGGAACGCGGGTCCCAATCGCAGCCAGCGCCTTTCGCGCGGAGCATGATCGTGGGGTCGCCGCCCATCGCAATGGTGCGGATGGTGCTCACACCCTCGGGAAAGGTCATGAACATGTACGTATCGAACGCACGGACGAGGTCTTGGGCCACCTCCAGCTGGAGGTTGATCCCGATGTTTTGCGCGACATTCGGCGCGATTTGGATGTTGAAACCTCCGTTTTCGGCCGTCACGCTGGGCGCGGGGACGTTTACGGGGCCCGACGGAATACCGTATCTGGTCATCTTGTTGGGGGTTATGGTTGGAAAATCAGTTTTTCTGAGATTGCGCCCACAGTGCGGCGATGCGCTCCTGTTGGGTCATTTGCGGCGTTTCGCCTTTCAGGTCGACACCGTTGGCTTTCGGCTCCGAAACGGGGCCTTTGGCCTTGATGGAAGCCAGTTCGCCGGCCAGCATCTGATTGGCGGCGGCCAGTTCGGCGATTTGCGCCTTGACGGCCAACAGTTCGGCGTTGTCGGCAGCTGGCGCGGTCGGCTCGGGTTCGGGTTGCGTGTCGCCCGGGTCGTTCGACTCATTCAACTTGGCTACTACAGCGGCAAGAGAGGCTTTGATTTCGGCGATTTCGCCAATTTTGTTTTGCAGGTCGGCGATTACCACATCCTCCGTGGTTTCCGCCTCCTTACGGCCGAACAGGGCGGCCATACGGGACAAGAGTGTCATGATATTGGTTTGGTTTTGAAATTGGTTTATGAATGCGGCCGCCTGTGAAGTGGCGTCCGTGAGTACTTCGTCAATAAAGCCAAGCGCCAGCGTTTCCTCAGCGTTGTACAGCTTGCCCGTGCGGTCGCCAAGTTCCATCAATCCGATCATTTCTTCACGCGTGCCGCCCGTTTTGCGGGCGTAAATGTCGGCGACAATGGCTTGCAAGGTGGGCTCGATGCGTTTAACCCACGTGCCGCCCTCCTCACCGTTGCCGCGAACTTTGCGTTTGCCCGGGCCGCATGCGTCTTCCACTTCGCTCGGGCCGTTCTCTTCCTCCTCCTCGGGCATGGGTAAAATCGCAGGCTCCACATATTCCATGTAATACGGGCTGTGGACCATCCAAACGGACGAACTGCCCATGCGCACGCGCTTTCCACAAAGGGCCAACACGGTAGCAGCGGATGCCGCGTAACCGTAAACCGTGGTGTTGACGTTGTAGCCCTCGACGCGCACGAAATCATAGATCGCGTTCGCCTCGACGACCGTGCCGCCCTCCGACATTATGATAAGCTCGATAGGCTCGTCCTTGCCCATCGTTTGGAGCAGCTCGATGAACTGTTGGGCGCTGAAATCCCATCCGATTTCGCCCATTAAGGTAATCGAACGGCCTTTGATGTCCAGCGGTTGGGGGTGTTTTCTGCGTTCCATACCCCAAAAAAACAAGGGTTTATGCCAAAAATACGCGATATCGTTACCGAAACTTGGAAATAATTACTTTTGTGCTATGATCGACCGCACAACAATTGTACTTACTGCCTGCGGACGGCCCGATCTGCTGGTCCATACGCTGCTCACATTGAATGCAGCGCACCCTTTGGCCGACTTCGATAGCGTGTGGATAAACGAAGACGAACCAGCGACGGACAATTCAGCTGCCAAAGACCTGTTTCCGTTCGTGAAATGGCTCTATCCCGAGGGCAAAGGCGGCCACATGGCTGCGCTCGATCGGTTGTACAGGCAGGTGCGGACACCGTGGATATTTCACTGCGAAGATGATTGGGAGTTCTACGGCGGGCCGTTTTTGGCCGAGTCGTATTTTCGGCTCAACGCGGATCCGCACTGCTTACAAGTGTGGATTCGAGCGCATAACGACACAAACGGCCACGCGATAGTAAAGACGCGCCGCGAAGGGCCGATCATGGCAACGGGCAGCCCATTCAGCAGACGCCCGTGGCGCGGCTTTTCGCTCAACCCGGGCCTGCGAAGGTTCAAAGAGTGCGGTACGATCGGCTATGTGGAAAATACTCGCAGCCTCTCAGGCTGGCGTGCCGAAAAGCATATCGGTGAGCTATTCTTCAAGCGCGGATATTACGCCGCGATTACATCCAATCCGCTGGGCTACGTCCGACACACGGGCGGCGAACGGCACAAAGAAGATCAATGGTCGCTATAACCACACGGGCGTTCAACGGCACGCTGTTCGACAAATTCAAGACCACGCTGCCGACAAACCAGCGGTTCGAGCGCTTCCACATCCACAACTGCGATGGCTTCGAGGGCGCTTTCGACTTTCTCTGGTCGGCGATTTACGGCCCTTTTGACAAGATCGTTATCTGCGATTTGGACTGTTTCGTATGGGACTGGGTGACGGTGTACAAACTGGTTTTGGAAGACATCGATTACATCGTATCCGAGTGCGATATACCGCACCGCCTTGCCCATCCCGACCACATCGGCAACCCGTTCTTTTGGATCTTGGACACATATCGCGCTCGAATCGCCTTGCGTGACGTCAAGAAGGAGCAGATCAGAAACGCATGGCAACCGTCCGATCCTGACAACGAACCGTTTTGGGGCCTGTACGATCATCTGTACAGGGTCAAAAACCTGCCTTACCAAACGATCCCCGTCCGCACGTTGCCCGACGGCATATCGACGGAGTCCGATTTCTTTGTCCACACGTGGTATTCCCGCGAATATGGCCACGACCCATTCCACACCACCCGCATAAACGACCTATTCCAATGGGCGCAAAAACAAAAGTAGGGTTCATTATCCCATTCCGCGACCGCGACGCGCATTTGGCGCAATTTACCAAGCGCATCTTGGAGCACTCGCGCGGCAAATACGACCCTTGGATATTCATAATGGAGCAGGCTGAGGGAGAGCCGTTCAACCGTGGGGCGCTGCTAAACCTTGGAGTTATGCAAGTTGATCGCATATTAGGTAGAGATACGCCCATCGCCCTGCACGACGTGGACATGCTGCCCGCGCCGTCAGTCAATTACCACCAGCTCGAGGCGGATTTTGTGCACCTTGCTACCTGCGTTTCGCAGTTCAAAAACAAGATGCCTTACCAAGACTACTTTGGCGGGGTTGTGGCCACCACACCGCGAAGCATGATTTCGGTAGGCGGCTTTCCGATGGATTTTTGGGGCTGGGGCGGTGAGGACGACGCGCTGCTCGTTCGGGTGAAGGCATCGGGCCTAACGATGCGCCGGCGCTACAATCAGTACTTCGTATCCCTTGCTCACGAGCGGGAAATAGACGGCGATTTGCTGTGGAAAAACCGCGACCTGTTGGAAAAGATGCGCCGCGACCCATACACGGGAGGCCGCATAAGCAGCGATGGCTGGGAAATCAATCAAACAAATCCGATACGCGACGGCCAAATAAGCGTCTTACGATTCATCTGCACGCCGAACACGTAAGCGACGCACGGCTTCGTTACTCACGCCGTAACGGATGGCTATGGTGGTGCAGGATCGCGCCGCCTTGTTCGCCAAATGGTGACGGATACACGCCACCCGCATCGCCCGTTCGTCCATGATTTCGAGAGCGTGCCGAAAGCGCCACGGCATTTCAGCGTAATCGGCAAGCTCAACGCCCGTGCACATGCGATAGAAGTCCATTCGGATCTTCTTGGATAGTTCACTCGGGATCGGCATCGTACGTTAGATAAGTGGCGGTGTTGGGGTTTTGCAGCCAAAGCAGCGAAGCCGCGTCTGGGTAATCGATCGTTTGCAGCGTCACTTCGTAAATGTCGCTCTCAACTGGTTTGCCGTTAATGCGGAGCACCTCGAAAATACGCGGACCTATGCGCACGGGGCGGTCAAACGTGTATGTCTGCAGGGCAACGGACGAGAGGCGGATATACGCCTTCATTAACTTTCCGTTGTTAGCCGACTGGATGGTGCCGTAATGGTAGTTAGAAATCAGCCCGGGAATCGGATTACCATTTATGCTCGTCTCGTCACCAAAGGCCAGCGACGGACGGTCAAAAAGGTTTGTATTACTATTGAAGTCGTACGGTATTTGACTGCCTCTCCAGCATGCAAAATAGGCTTCTATGGCACTTGGTATGTCATAGGTCCTAATCATGCCGTTTTCGGTCGCTAATTGCGGACGGCCAACCATGAGATAAAAGCAGGTGTCGTCTTCGTTAAATGAAGTTTGTCCGATCGGATTTGCTTCATGGTTTTCACGCATGAGCATTGGTAGCATGACGGTCGTATATGCAGGGTCGCTTATGGTTCCGTCGAAAATATGTGCCATTGCGGCGCCTAATTCAAGCTCGTTTTCGTTTCTCTGCGCGCCTTCACGGCCCGTATTTATGCGGCCGCCAGCCGAACGGACTTCTGACAAATCACTTTGTACTTTTAACCATCCATCGGCAGGTTCGCGGTGCAAAAGCCAATAGTCCCACGCCCAACGCTCGGCGATTACCTCGGAGGGCGGTTCCACCACCAAGTCCGTCCAATCCGTTTCGGGCTGTGTCATAAAGCCCGAATAGCTCTGTCCGTCCAATTGGTTATACCAACGGCGTGCGGGGGCGATGGCTAAATTCTGACGGATATTGTCCCAAAACATCCGCAAATTGAACATGCGGAACACGTCGCGGAACACGTCCGCCACGGACCAGTCGCGTGGAATCCATCCTCCCGTTAGCATCGGCGTATTACCTGCTGCATAACTGTCGGACTGCATTTGAATTTTCAGCTTTGCACTTTCAAAAGTCCAAGTGCCGCCTATCGAACCACTCACCCAATCAAATCCCATTGTGTCACCCGCTGCCATTGTAACATTTGCAGCCGTAAAAGTGAAAGTGTAATCCGTTCCGTTGTACATGGCTGGGCCTGTTTGCGCGCTCAACAAAACCGCGTTGAGCATGAAGCGCATACCCATTTGATTAAGGCCAGCGGGAAACGCAGTGCCCGTCTTGAATGTTATATCAAAGCGATAAATACCCGCATAAGGCGCAGTATAAAGCGCCAGCGTCGTATCATAATTGCCGTTGTTGTCATAAAACCCATCCGTGGTATCATTATTCAAAAATGTAGATGCCCCATTGATTACGATGCCGGCAGGGACCGTTAAGGTAAAATTCAATTGCCCGACCAAAGCGCCGTAAAGCCTGCGCAAATACTCGGCGTCATAATCGCGGTTTTTGTTGAGGAAAAGCACCAAGTTTTCAAACACATCCGATCCGCACCATTGCGCGATAAAATCCAACGTAGCTGGGGCCGTCGGGGTCGTCCGTTGGAGAGCTTGGTACAATATATCCTTGACCTGAATGCACGGATAGAAGTCGGCGTTGGTCACGACGCGGTTAAACCCATTCAGCGGCCAACTACGCAATTTGGCGGGTATCGCCAAAACATTTGACGTTCCCGAAAAAAAAGGGAAATTAACGGCCAAGGCAGGGATGCTTGTTGTCGGAATAATATCCCAATCCAACTCGTTCACGCGCAAATCTTGCAGCGCCCGAAACGGATCTTCGCTGTCGAAAAACATGGTTAGGCGGGCCACCTCATCAGTTGCGCTCATCAAAGCCAGTTTGCCCAACCGAGCGGGGAAGCCGTCCACCTCCAAGATCGCATCGCGGTATAACGTGGCCGTGCCGGCGTCCCGCTGCCAGTTCTGCCAGTCGTCAAAGACGCGGCGGTTGATCGGCGTTTGCGGCACGTCAAAACTGTATTCCGTGGCCCCGCCTTTCAGGACGTTCTCGGCATCCGTCGGGCGGAGATCCAAGACCAGCGCATCGGAAAGGCTATCCGCTGCCTCAAAATCCAGCGTTTCGGGCAACCCACCGCCCACAGGGTAAACTAACAGTCGGACCATCAGATAACGTGTTTGTACTTGTTTTGAGCGACGCGCATGGTGAGTTCCAAAGGATAGACGGATGCCGTGCGGTCGTATATCAGCCCCTCCACATCGTCGACGCGAACGGGCACATACTCTTGGTTACCTCCACCTGTTTTGCCGAACGTGCCGCCGATCTCGATGCACACCAGCGGTGACACCTGCAATTCACGCAGCCACTCGCGCTGTTCGCCGTTCACATCGTCAAGGGACAAGCGGTAAATGTCGTAATCGACCGCCCCGTATTTGGCCGCACCGTACATCTGGGGCGTATGCGGCACGGTGTTGTCCATGATCTTCGCATATAGCCTGCTCACAGGGCTGTTGGTGATCTGGTTAACGCCCGTGAACGTCACGGCATCCAAACATCCGTACATGTTTTTGAAGAACAAGCGGATGCCGCAATTTTGTTGCACTTCATACACGTATGTTTCGGTGAACGCGGAGTAAACATCGTCATCGTAACACCCCACGTCCACGGTATAGCCGTCCACATTGGTCGTGAAGGTGCCAAACGACAAGTCGAAATCGCCCTCGGCCTGCATGGTGCGCAACTGGCGGAGGCCCGTCGGGATCTGGTTTAACGTCAAGTCAGGCGCATCGATGTACTTGTAGCGCGTCCAAAGCAATGTGCCGTTCGCCGAAAAACCACGGTAGCGGATGGCCGTTTGAACACACGCCTTGTAACCCATAAACGACAAGAACGCTGCCTCGTCGGGATCTATTACCGTCCGTTGCGGGCAGTTGGTGAGGAACCGTGCCGCTCCAAATGACGGATTGAAGTCGTTTAGGTTCGTTATTTCGTCGAACTTGGTGAAGGCGTTAATGAACGTGAACTCGTTTGACGTGTCGATTTGCCCGCTCTGTACCTCGTGGTTTTGCCCGTCAATTTCATAATACAGAACCTTGCATTCAGCTTTGCAGTAGCTATCGTTCATATCCTGAATGCCGTTCCACCCAATCAGACTTGTTTGAAAGCACAACGGCAGATCGCCTGCCTCGCGCTGCTTTTGGGCGAAATACTCTTTGAGCACTGGCGAAATGTCCCAACGGAACTCCCATGTATACGGGTCAACCTCCCGAGCGTCGGCGATCAGAAGCGCCGTTTGTCCGTTTTGCACATAATCCACCGCGTTGATCTTGGTGGCGATCTTTGCCCGGTACGTGTTCGGGTAAGTCGAACGGTCGATTTCCGACCAAAACGGCTGGTTATCGCAGCCCGCGTTCAGTTGATATGTGGGTTCAAGAATGATCATAGCCCTTGCAAAGTTTTGACTTGGTTAGCACGCGTGTTAACGGTGTCATACGACTGAACCGTGAGGACGGGCACGCGGTTGGAAAGTTTGTCAATCGATGCGGCCAGCAGTTGCAACTGCACGTTTTGATTTGGATCGACGGACGCGTTGCCCATCGTCGGCACAAGGCCGCCCATCGCGAACAACGGCACGCCGCCGCCGTACTGATTGATCCCCGAAAGCGTTTGGAGCTTGCCCGGGTAATCGCGGCCTGCCTGAGAGAGCAGCGCATCGCGGAAGCGGGACGTGGAACGCTTGTTGATGACAACCGTTGAGCCGTTGCGGAGGCGCTCGAAATACTCCCCGCCCTCGACGTTGACACGGCGCCCCGACAAGCGGGTGTTGATACCGCCGCCAGCGTGCGATGGGCCGACAAAAATACCGTGCTCGGCCTTTGGTGTCATCTCGCCCTTGATCAGACCGCCACGGGCGAATTGTTGGGACGCAATGGTGGCGACTTGAATGGCCGTTTGAGCGGCAACCAATGCAGCCATAACGAAACCAGCGGGAACCTGTGTCAAGGCTGATGTAATGCCCAAGGCGCCGTTCATGACTGCTTGGGCTATATCCATGCGTTTTTTCCGTTCAAACGCTTCACGTTCCAACTGCTCGCGTTGTGCGTCGAACTCTTCACGCACCTGCTGTTCGGCAATGGCGTTGCCTTCCACAAGGGCCAGCTGCGCGCTTTCCTGCGTGTCAAGCTCCTCCAAACGTTTTTCTAAACGGCGCTCGGCATTCTCGGCCTCGAGCTCGAAAATTACATCGGACGCGTCTTGCGCCAACTGGATCGACGCTTGTTTGATCTGCTCGCGAAGGTCTTTTTCTTGATCAAGTTTTTTCTTGTTATCCTCTTCGATCGTTGTCCGATCTTTTTTTCCTGCATCTTGGACCGCTTTGGCCGCCTCATACGCAGCTTTTTTGCTCATCTTGTGGATCAAATCAAGATCGCCTTGCATTTTGGTGAGGGAAGAGGGCGTTATTTCCACGTTGACGGGCACTACAAGCTCCTCTTTCTTGAACAATTCTTCGAGCGTCTTCTCGACGTTTTGGATCTCCCCTTGTAAGCTCTTATATTTTTGCAAAAGTTCGGTTGGTATAAGAGATTTATTAGAGTATTTGGCGAGTTGCTCCTCGGTTTTCTTCAACTCCTCGCGCAAAAATTGAAGGTTTCGGGCCTCCATTTCGGCGCGTTTTTTGTCCTCTTCTGCCTTTTTTTTGGCGGCTTCGGCAGCTTTTTTAGCGGCTTCCTTT